GCCCCCCAGGAACTCCAACTGGTTCCGCTTCGCCCAGAGGTGGGACGTCGGCACCCTCGACCTCGACGACTTCGCGGCCAGGATGGGCTTCGACGACTTCTACGACCTGGACATCAGCATCGGCCCCCGCTCCCTCTACCGGCGGGACCCGGACAAGTTCGTCAGGGCGCTCCGCGCGTCGAGCCTCATGGCGTCCGACGCGGACGTCGAGGACATCGGCCGCTCGGCGGTGGAGAGCGTGGCGGTCAAGGAGGCCTACGGCCTTCCGGACCTTCCCTCGACCCATGACACCCTCGGGAAGTTCTGGGTGGTGACGCCGCCGACGATGGACTCCGAGATGATCGACATCGTGTTCGAGACGGACGTCAGGGGCATCATGCAGCAGGCCCTCGGGGGCCTGACGCCCGCCGAGGTCGTCGGGACGTTCAGCGGGCGCGACGAGCGCAAGGCCAAGGCTCTCGGCGAGAAGCTCTTGGCCGCGCTTGAGAGCGTCAAGCGCCGCGTCCCCCGGAAGGCCGTCGAGGAGGCCTGGGGAATCACATCCGATGGGTGGGACGAGGAGGCGATGGGAGACGTCGGGTTGATGGAGGCCCTCGAGCGCGTCGCCCGCCTCTCCTACGAGATCAAGAGCGCCAGGCGTGGCTCCTACGCCCGCTTCGGCGACACCGTCGGCGACCTTGCCCAGGAAGTCGAGAGTATCGGCGAGGAGTTCATCGGGGTGGCCGAGACCATCGAGGGCTACGCCCGCCGCCACGGGGAGTCCATCAATGAGGCCATCAGGTTTGCCAAGGGCGAGATCAAGGTCCACGCGCCGGAGTGGAGCAAGATGTTCATGAACTGGGGGCAGTCCTTCGTGGGCGCCGCCCAGGAGATCGCCGGCAAGGGGAACGAGATGTTCCTGGTCACTGACGGGAAGCGGGCTATCTTCGTGGACCCGCAGGGGTACGACTACCCCCGCTACGTCACGCCGGCCATGACCGTCGACCTCGCCCGGGACCTGCAGGCCAGGAAGCCCGCGTGGGCTGATGACCTCCTGAAGAGGAAGGCCAAGTCCACCGGCGTCCTGGTGAGGAGCCTCGTGGAGCTGACGGGCCTGTTCCAGCACGGGTACGGGGACTACCTCGAGAGCCGGCAGCGAAAGGGCGCACCCGTCGTGGAGGCCCGCGACAGGGAATACGTCACGCGGCGCCTCAAGGAGTTCTCCACGGAGCTCGCCAAGGCGGTGCGGTCCGGGGACCCGAACGAGCTCCAGCAGATGGTGGACTGGGGCAACGACATGTTTCCCTCCATCTGGGACAGCGTCGACCAGGGCGACATGGACCTCCACGAGAGGAAGACCGGCCGGCGAATCTCGAGGGAGGACCTCGAGGCGGCGGCCGCCAAGATCGACGGCACCCTCCGCGAGCGCGTCCAGGACCTCCAGGGGAGGCTCGAGGAGAGCCAGCGGGAGGTCGCCCGCCTGAAGGAGCTCAACGAGGCCATGGACGACCTCCAGCGGAAGCGCGAGCTGGCCGCCAGGCACGAGGAGCTCCTGAAGGAGCACCCGGAGCTGACCCAGGCCGAGCACCTCCTCGACAGGGCCGAGACCGTGGAGGCCCTCGAGCGGACGGCCGGGGAGCTGGTCCGCCTGGTCGAGGCCGAGCGGGCCGTGGAGCGGGCGCCGGAGACCCCTCTTGACAAGCCCCGGGGGGCGGGTAGCATTGACAGGGACGAAACGCCGAGCGTGGCGAGCGGGCCGACGGACCTCACCGAGGGCGCAGGCACACCGCAGAGCCGGCTGGCGAGGTACTACAAGACCAAAAGACAGCCTTTAGAGGATTAAAACCATGTTGAAACAGGCAAACACCAACGTGCAGAGGGAGGTCTCCCGGCTCCAGGAGCAGGACATCCGGCTGCACAAGAAGCTGACGGAGCGGTACGAGAACTTCTCCGACCCCTCCATCGGCCTGACCGAGACCGTCCGGTGCTTCGACGCCATCGCCGCCGCCAAGGGCGTGGAGACCAAGGACCTCGACCCCGTCGTGAAGACGATGGTCGCCAAGCTCTGCGAGAACTTCGTCAAGGAGACGAAGCAGAACATCTCCGAGACCGACCGCGGCAGCATGCCCCAGTGGATCAAGACCGGCCTCGCCCTCATCTCCGCCACCTTCGCCCAGAACATTCTGGACGACATCGTGAGCGTGCAGCCCCTCTCCAACCGGAGCGGCCGGGTGCACTACCTCGACATCCAGACCGAGAACGCCAAGGGCGACATCGCCATGGGCACCCGCATCTTCAACGCCCTCTCGGGCTTCTCCGGGGAGTCGAGCTTCGGCTCGCACGAGGTCCCCAACGAGCCCGTGGGCGCGGCGGGCGCGGCCGCCTACCCGGCCATCGTGCTCGGGTACACCCCGGTCATCCCCGGCACCCTGGTGCTCTCCGACGGCACCCAGAACGTGCGGGACGACCACAACGGCCTGCTCATCGGCGACACGGGCGCCGGCGCCCCGCCCATCAACACCGTCAACTACCTGACGGGCGCGGTGAACTTGAACTTCGCCGCGGTGACCACGGCGCCGGTCACGGCGACCTACTCCTACAACATCGAGGCGGCGCTCCAGCTCCCCGAGGTGGGGATCGTCCTCCGGAGCGAGACGGTGCAGGCGCTCCCCCGCGCCCTGGCCGCCCGTTGGTCCGTCCAGTCCGTCCAGGACTTCATCGCGGACTACGGCATCAACGCCGAGCCCACCATCATCGACGCCGCGGGGCGCGTGATTCAGAGCGAGACCCTGAAGCACGTCTTCAACGTCATGCAGAACTCGGCCGCCGGCGGCGCCGTGGTCTTCGACAACGCGGCACCGGCGGGAGTGCCCTACTCCTTCCACATCAAGACCTTCTCCTTCACCCTCACCCGCCTCTGCGCGCTCATCTGGGAGAAGACCCAGACCGTGATGCCCAACAAGCTGGTCATCTCGCCCGACATCTGGTTCATCGTCGAGGCCCAGGACGGCTTCGTGGGCGAGAACTCCGTGGCCAACGACGGCATCGCCGGCCCGCGCAAGGTGGGGCGCCTGACCCGCCACATGATCGACGTCTACGTGGACCCCACGTACACGAACGCCTCGGGCACCCTGTCCTACAAGGGTCCGGAGTTCGTGAGCACCTCGGTCATCGTGGGCATGTACATCCCGCTCTACAAGAGCCCGATCCACCACGTGGCCTTCCGGAAGGACATCGCGCTCCTCTCGGAGTACGCCATCCACGTCGTGGACACCGAGACCATCGGGACCCTCTCCGTCATCAACCTGTAGGCGGCGGAGCCGACGCGCGAACGAGAGCCCCCGGCCAAGCCGGGGGCTCTTTCTATGTCTGTCGGGACCGACAGTCCCCCGGCGTTGCGCGCCGCCCCGGGGCGTGGTAGGGTGGTGGCCGTTGGCGGATTTCAGTTGAAAGATGAAAGGAGATGACCATGCAAGGAAGCGAAGGGCAGCTCCCCCCGGAGGACCCGGGGAAGATGGACCGGACGGGCGACAAGATGCCGGAGCGAGGGCCGGAGTTCATCTGCCTGTCGGACGCGGGCGCCGTGGTGCCGGACCAGAAGGGCGGCAGCAGGACCCTGCGGAAGGGCGACACGGTCCGCGGCGAGTACTACGTCCAGGTCGCCGAGAGGATCGGCAACCTCGTCGACGTGGAGACCGTGGACTCGGAGCTCCTCGAGCACCTCGACGAGACCAGGAGGCGCCGCAACGGGGAGACGTTTCACGAGGACTTCAAGGCGGCCATGGAGGGGGCGGAAAAGACCCACAACCCCCGCTTTGACAAGGGCATTCCTGACGCTGCGGAGAACCTTCGCCGCGTTATTCGGGAGGAGTCCGGAAAAACGAGAGCAGCCAAGGGCCGCGGGCGCGGATAGGCCGCGCGGCCGTTCCTGATGGAGGGAGACATGGACCCCAGAAAGAAGCACAGGTACCGCGTGGTCCGCGACACCATCCTCCCCGTGGAGAACGGGGCGACGGAGCGGGTGAAGGCGGGCGACGTCGTCGAGGGGCCGCATTACGAGCGGTTCCTGAAGACGGGCTACCTGGTCCCCGCGCCGCCCGAGGAGGCCCCCGAGGAGGTCTCGACGGCCCAGGTCGCGCCAGACAAGGGCGCGGAGGCCCCCCAGGAGGCCCAGACCGAGGCCCAGTCGACGGAGTCGGCCGGCCCTGACGGACAGGACCAGGAGGACCCCGGCGAGGCCGTGGGCGATCCTGGCGCCCCTGGCGAGGCGCTCGTCTGGACCCGCGACGAGCTCGAGGCCATGACGAAGACCGAACTGCAGGACGTCGCCGAGGAGGCCCCGTCGTCGGTGAGGAAGTCAAAGCCCAAGCTCATCTCGTGGCTTGAGGGCAAGGAGAGACCCGCGTGAGCAAGGACCTCGACGAGTGGCGCAAGCACGTCCGCGACAACTTCGGCGGAGGGGCCGTCGACCTTGAGCTCGACGAGCCCAACGTCGACGCGGCCATTCGGAGGGCGGTCCAGGCCTTCTCCAGGTTCAAGCCCCACGTCCGGTGGCTGAACCTCGGCTACATCGGGACCGGCGCGACGACCACCTTCACCCTGACGGAGGACGAGGTCGGCATCATCGGGGTCCTCGACGTCGAGCTCGCCGACGAGGACTACGGGGCCATCGCCGGCCCCACGACCGTCTCCACCAGGCTGGAGCTCTACTGGGGCAGGCGCGGCCCCCGGCTCTTCTTCAAGGCCGAGACCACGCAGCGCCGGATGGAGCGCATGACCGGGACCCAGCCCGACTGGTGGTGGGACAGCGAGGACCGCGTCCTCTACATCTCGAACCACACCCGCGCCCTCAAGGCCATGGCCCTGTTCTGCCGAGCCCGGGCCAAGGGCGGGACGGACATCCGCTACGACGAGGAGGACCAGTTCGAGGACCTCGCCGTCGGGCACGCCAAGCTCATCGCCGCGGAAATCTACGAGCAGGCCGGGGAGATTCCGGGGCCTCAAGGGAGTATCGGGTCAGCCGCCGCCCGCTGGCGCGACGAGGGCAACCGGATGGTCGAGCGCGTCATGAACGAGCTCAGGAACTCCCTCCGAGGATCGCCGCCGCCCAAGTGGGTGGGGTAGACCTTGCACCCCGCATCGCCTTCTGAGACAATCACGGCGTTACTATCGCCGTGGACTTGACGACCCCGCCCCGGCCGGTGGGGGCAAGGAGGCGAAGGATGGCGACCCGAGCGGGGCTCGTACGCTCTTTCTACGGATGGTTCGCGCGCACCGAGCGCGCCCTCAGGGAGTCCGGCCTCGTCGAGGCCGCCGACGCCCTGCCTCCGCACCGACCCACGCCCATCCCCTCCGCGCACCGCGTGGCCCAGAAGGCCCTCGAGGCCCTCGCAGGGACGCCCCACGAGGACAAGGCCCGCTACTGGGCGGACCTCCTCGGGGGCATCGTCGAGAACGGCTGGACCGGGGAGTCGCGCACTGTCGACACCGACAGAGCGAGAATCCGCGGGGACCTGGAGGAGTCCTTTGGTTAGCTGGCCGTTCAAGCTCGACGCGCGCGTTAGGTTCCTGCTCAAGAGGCAGGCCTCCAACGACAGGCGGAACATCCGCCCCCGCTGGCTCTGGGCCTTCGACCTCGAGGACTCCCCGGTCGACGGGGTCCACCTCGAGACCCCGATGGAGCAGCGCGTCTACCGCGAGCCCGTCGGCGCGCACCTCTACAACGACATGGCCCTCAAGGACGAGGCCAAGAAGGAGGGCGTCGAGCACCCCACGGACCTCACCATCACCGTCTCCACGGCAGAGTGCCACCGCCTGGCGCAGGCGCTCGCGCCGTGGTGGGAGGAGGACCTCTACCTCCCCGGGCCGCTCGACATCCTCCAGTTCGACGACGACCTCTACGAGCTGCAGGACTACGCCCAGCCCCACAAGTACTGGGGGACGTCCAACGTCGTGACGGTCTGGGTCGTGCCGGCCATCAAGATGCCCCTCCTGTCCGTCGACCTGGGCGCCCCGTTCGACCTCAACGAGGAGCCCCCGCTCCTCGAGTTTCCGGAGTTACTCGGTGGCACCAAAGCCGAAAACTAAGCTCGAGCACACCGTGAAGGTGGGCGGCCGGACCTTCAAGCTGAGGTCCAACAAGCCCTTCTTCCCGGCCCTCAACGAGGAGGAGGTGCGGGCCACCATCCCGCAGTTCCGCCAGCTCGCGTACGGCTCCGCCACCCTCCTGGTCGAGAAGATACTGGCCGGCGACCGCCAGGGATTCCCCGCGACCATCTCCATCAGGGACGCCAAGGGGCTCAAGCCGGGGTACAGGGGGCTCGGTCCCCGGCGCCCCTTTCAGCACGTCTCGCTCAACGAGGAGTACCTCGAGCGCAAGGTGGCGGAGGGGCTCGACCCCCGGCCGCTCATCGCCACGGGGTTCTACATCGGGCACATCGAGGTGCAGGAGCGGAAGCGGAAGGGCGCGCGGTTCTGGGTGGTCACCCCGGCGCGCGTCAAGCACCGGCCCAGCGGCGTCTGGCTCCGGGTCCTGGCCGGCTGGCTCGAGTTCGGGACCCCCGAGTCGAGCCCCGGCGGCAGGATGCCGGCGAGGCCCCACTGGCGCCCGACCGCCCTGGTGGTCCGGCGCAAGTGGGAGAGGCTACCCAAGGACATCAGGGTCGAGGCCCTCAAGGAGACCCTGAGGAAGATGAGATAAGAAACAACCACATTGGAGGCCGGCGGCGCAAGAGACTGTCGGTATCGACAGAGGTGGAGAACATAGGTGTTAGATACCACGACGAACTGGCTGCTCCCGTTGCCCGAGGTTCAAGTCAAGCTGAGCCCGTCCCTGGCGGCGCTGGCTTGGCGACTCGACGAGCTGCTGGGCACGTTCGGCTCGACCCACTGGAAGGACCCCGTGCCGACGGCGGCCGCCCTGCCCGCTGCGGGGAACGTGCAGGGCGACGTCAGGCAGGCCCTCGACACGAGAGTCCTCTACACGTGGACCGGGGCGGCGTGGGTCGCCATCACGGGGGGCGCGACCGAGCACCTGCTCACGCGGAACCGGCGCGTCCCGGGCAGCGGGACGATGTACCTCAGCGTGGGCGAGGTGAACTGCCGGGAGGCCGGCATCACGGCCGTCGGCGCGGGCCTGCTGACCGGCGTCTCCGTCAGGGTGGACGCGGCGGACGCCGCGAGGCAGTACGACGTCGAGGTGGTGAGGAACCCGAGCGGAGCCCCCGCGCTGCTGGGGGCTCTGGCGTTGAACAACGTAGTGAGCAACCAACGGGACGACCTGGCCGTTCCCGTCGCAGCCGGGACGGAACTGGGCGTCCGAGTCCGCAAGACAAACGCCGTGGCGGGGCGGTCGTCTTTCAGGCGCATCGTCGTCGCCATCAGATTAAGGAACTAAGACCATGGCTCTGAAGACCCTCGTCATAAAAAACCCGGGCGGCGGCAGCGTGGACATCCCGGACCTCGGCTTCGCCGTCGCCGGCGGCTCGTCGGAGACGCTGACCTCCCTGGACGAGATCCGCGAGGCCCTGCGCTCGAACGACCTCCGCGCCCTCGCCGTCGCCGGCACCCTCGACCTCAACGATGGGACGAGCGACATCCCCTCCGCGCAGGTCGACGACTTCATCCAATACCACGACACGGGCTCCCAGCGCCTCTTCGGAAGCGGGAGCCCCAACGGTTCGGTCACGGGAATCTACGGCCAGTTCTACAAGAACACCGACGACGATAGTTGGTGGGTGTGCGACGACAACCCGACCGGGACCACGT